CGGCGGCAGTATGACCAACGCATTCGACATCAAAAACCCGATCTTCAAGATCGACACCAAAGCACTGGACCGCGATGCCATCAACGCACGCAGACAGTCTGGCGTAGTCAACAAGAAACGCAAAGACGGCGTGCAGATGTCCATGGTGGACGAGCGCAGCCTGGCACCCAAAGCGTTCTACTACTTCAGCAAGGCTGGTGCGAAATGACCCGCGACAAACTGATCGGGATAGCGCGCAAGTGGCAGTGGTGCGAAGGGTTGGTCGAGGGATGGACATTCAATTCCATCGCTGACCTTGAGCGATTCGCAAAAAGGATCGCGGCATCAGAACGCAACGCATGCGCACCGTGGCTTGCGGTCATGTTCTGCGCTGGTGTGTTTGCTGGTGTATTTATGACCGCCATCGTGCGTCACGCAGTATGACCCGCAAGCGCAGCAAGTACCGACCACGCGGCGTGATCGTGGACACCATGGCACACGTGTCGGTCGGCCTGAAACCATTGGCTGAGATCGACGACGCGCTGGTGATCCTGCGCATCCGAAACCACGACGCGCTGGCATCCATCGCCCAGGGCAAAGGCACACGCGGTGACATCGACACCGTGGTGGCCGCCCTGAACATGGCCGAAGCACTGACCATGCAGAACGTGGGCGAAGCCTACCGAGCGCAGATCCGCGAAGGCCAGGACGCGCTGAAGTCCATGGCCAGCCGTGGCGTGCAGCTTGGCGACAAGTTCATCTGCAGCGGCCCAGAGCTGACAGCGATCAACTGGGGCATGGAGATCCACGACGCACAGCTAGAAGCCGTGAACGTCAAACAACTGGAAACCGCCATCAAGAAGGTGGCCAACATCGTGAAATCTGGGGGAGCTAGGAAGATATGACAGACCCATACGCAACCGAACAAGAAAGCAGCGCCGTGCTGTTTGAAGACACGCGCACACCCGCGCAAAAGACACTGGACAAGATGCTGGAAGAACGTGGCGCCTGGGAAATGGGCCAAAACCACTTCACCGTGCTGTACCAGATCGCCACCGAATTGATCGAGGGGGCGGCATGAGACACGGCGACGGCGGCAAACAATCAGATCCACGCCCATTCAGCGTGGACACCAGGACATTCGCAGACAACTGGGAACGCACGTTCGGCAAGAAAGACCTGCCCGTCACAATGGAGCCTGACGAAGACGACGAAGACGAGATCTGCAGCGGTTGCAGCGGTTCCGGCGAAGGCATGTACGACGGGTCGACTTGCTATAAGTGCCACGGCCGCGGCGTCGAGCCGGTGGAGCGCGAGGACGAACCATGAAGACCATCATTGCACCAACAGCACCATGGCCATCGCCCACCAAGCCACGGCCACCACGCATGCGCATCCGCCGACAACGGCCGTTCACATACGCAAAGCTGCAGCCAATATCCGAAGTCGATTACTTCCGCGAAGCGCGGGAACAGATCGCGGAAATTAAACGAAAGAGAGCTGGGAAATGACGACCCAATTAGACAGCACCGGCGCAGCAGCCGTGGACCACAACTATTTCTGGCAGCCAATCGACACATGCCCACGCGGCGTAAAGGTACAGCTGCTGGGTCGTGGTGGCGTGGCGCTTTACGGCCAGTTCAATGGCAAAGAAACTTTTTATACGCACTGGGCGCCACTGCCCAAGCTGCGCAAGGGGCAAGCATGACCGAAGACACACGTTCACTTTTGACCCTGCTGGGTCTGATCTTTGCCAGCGGTGCGCTAACGGTCGCAGTCGTGATCGCTGTGGCGGCTTACAGTTTGCGGGGTGACAAATGACACTGCAAGAATTGATCATCGACCTGAAGGCGGCCGGCGCCAACGACAACACGCTGCACCTGGCGCTGAACTGTTACCAAATTGGACGCATGGAAGTCGTCTATGCGCACACAAACGAAACGGTGCAGACGGCCATCGCCATCGAGCGTGAGGCGTGCATATCTGACATCAGAATGCACATACCACGATCAGGCAGAGACACCCTTGAATACAAGATGGCCATGCGAATGATCGAACGCATCCGCGCAAGGGGCCAGCATGACATCGCATGAATTTGTCCGCGCACAGGCGGTGCTGAAAATGAAGAACCGTGACATGCAGAGCATCTTCGGCGTCAGTGACCAGACCATCATCAACTGGCGCAAGGGCTACACTAAAGTGCCAGGCGCAGTGGCTTGGGCGATTCGGTCACTGCTGAAGCAGGTCGAAGCTAGGGTATAGTAAACACACAGATCGGCTTCTTGCCGCGCGGCCGATCTGTTTTCTGTCAGCGCGGGAAGGAACTTGCTATGAAATACATTGCCTATGATGGCAATCAGTGGCGCGTCGAAAGACTGGAAAAAGCCGCCAAAATTGCAGCCCAAATTCTTGGGCTTTCACTTGATCAGCTTCATTCATTGCTTTGGACGATCGAGGACCGCAAAGGTAGTCTGTGCGTCCAGTGGAAGCATCACCACACGCAGACACAGATGCAAGCGTTCACGACCGCTTGGGATATGTGCAAAGAAGATGGATCGCGTGTCTTCTTTTTCATGGACTACAACGATTTCATGATCGGGGGCGCAGAATGATCGCCCCAACCACCGCAGACTACGCAGCCAGCTACATCAACCAGTTCAAATTTGCACTGGTCCCGCTGCCACCCAGAACCAAACGCCCGCTGACAGAAAACTGGGGCAACGACGTCATCACAGACGCAGCGCAGGCCCGTGCCTACTATGAAAAGCACCCAGACTGGAACATCGGCGCCGCACTTGGCCCTTCGCGTCTGTGCAGTTTTGACGTGGATGACATCAATGCCACGCGCCAGATCTTTGAGGAATTCGGCTGGGACTTGGACGCATTGCGCGACAACTACCCAACAATTCAAGGATCGCCAGACGGGTTTCGCGTCATGTTTCGCGTGCCTGAAGGCATGGCCCTGCCCTACCATTCACTGACATGGCCAAAGCCAGACGGCCAGACCGGCAACTTCACTGTGTGGGAGATCCGTGCAGCTGTTGAAAAGCAGCGCCAAGACGTTCTGCCACCATCAATTCATCCGGTGACGCAGCAGCCATACATCTGGCTGACACGCCCAAAGCCGGCCGATGGTTTCCCAGAGCCGCCCGATTTTCTGCTGAAGATGTGGGAACATTGGGAAGCGCTAAAACCGCAATTCAAGGCCGTGTGCCCATGGACACCAAAGCGCACAGCACCTGCACCACGTCAACCATCGCAGCCACACACAGGCGAAAGCGTGATCGACGCCTACAACGCAGCAAACGACATCGAAGCAATGCTGGCGCGATACGGCTACAAACGCCAAGGCAAGCGCTATCTGTCGCCACACAGCGGCACAGGGCTGCCAGGTGTGATCGTATGGCCAGAGGCCAACAAGTGTTTCATTCACCACGCCAGCGACCCGCTATGCAGCGATGAAAGCGGTCAACCAGTGGGACCGTTCGACCTATTCGCCTATTACGATCACGGTGGCGACATGAAAAAAGCCGCCAAAGATGCAGCAGAGCAGCTTGGCATGAAGCGTCAGGCGCCTTCGCAACAGGTGGCAATTCACCGCGCACCAGCATCAATCATCGACCAGGACACAGGCGAGATCATTGAACCGGCCAACGACAACGCTGTGCTGGACTTAGCCCCGCTGCCTTACGTTGGATCACGCGGAAAGCCTTTGGCCACCATCGAGAACCTGCACGAAATCTGCCAGCGACTGGATGTGACAATCCGCTACGACGTCATCCGCAAGGACGACGAAATAATGATCCCAGGCGTGAACTTCAGCGTGGACAACAAGGCCAACGCAAGCCTGGCATGGCTGTCATCGCAATGCGCCAAGTTCAACTACCCCACCGGCCAGATCGGTGACTTCGTGACGTTCCTGGCCGACCAGAACCTATACAACCCAGCCATCAACTACGTGACCAGCGAACCATGGGATGGCGTCAGCCGCGCCCAAGCGTTCTACGACACAGTCAAAGCCAAAGGCCAAGACCAGACGCTGAAAGAAACCTTGATGAAACGCTGGATGATCAGCGCCATCGCGGCAGCCTTCCGTGCTGATGGTGTGAGCGCACACGGCGTGCTGGTGCTGCAGGGCGACCAATACCTGGGCAAGACCAAGTGGTTCAAGTCACTGGTGCCAGACAGCACACGACTGGCCCAGGACGGCTGGATCTTACGCCCAGACGATAAGGATAGCGTGAAGCAAGCATGTTCGTTCTGGCTGGTTGAGCTGGGCGAACTAGATGCCACGTTCCGCAAATCAGACATCGCCGCACTGAAGTCGTTTCTAACCCGCGACCGTGACGTGCTGCGTCGAGCATACGCAAGGCGCGAATCGGAATACGGCCGTCGCACCGTGTTCTTTGCCAGCGTAAACCCCCGTGAATTCCTGCACGACATCACCGGCAACCGACGCTACTGGACCATCGAGTGCGAACACATCGACCACAGCCACAATCTGAACATGCAGCAGGTCTGGGCTGAGTTCCATCAGATGTATGTGGCCGGCGAAACTTGGTTCCTGCAGCCCGATGAAATGGCCAAGCTGAACGAGGCCAACACAGAATTCGAGGTACGCGATCCAATCGAAGACCGACTGATGTCACGACTGGACTGGCAAGCACCAAACGCAATCTGGCGATGGATGACCGTGCTGGACGTGCTGATCGAGGTGGGCATCGAGCGCCCAGAACGCAATCAACTGAACACAGCCGGCCACATCATCAGGAAGCTGAACAACGGTGCAGCCAAGAAAACCCACGGCGTTCGTCGTGTGTTGGTGCCACCCAAGACAGGCGACCAAGATCAACCATTTTGATAAATCGGGGGTCACTTATTTGAACAATGCCAATAGTGACCCCGCCCCATGACCCCCCATCAAACCCGCACTGGCATTGGCTTGCGGCCACTTGGGGTCATATGGGGTCACTATATATATATGAATGATATAAGAAGGAAATGGCAACACGCGAAAGCACGTACGCACATAGGAAAGTGACGACCCCCATGACCCCCTATGACCCCCGCTGATTAAGTTAGTAGTCACTAACATTCACGGAAAACACATCAGCGCCAATTCCAACCTGGCGCTATCATTCAAACCATGCAGATCACAGTCGAATCCAACATCAAGGCCATACTGCCAAAGCTGGAACAGTTCACCAGCCGGCAGGCCCCATTCGCCATTGCCAAGGCCCTGACCAACACAGCCATGGCGGTGCGCAAGGAAATGAACGCGGCCACCACCACATCGTTCGACAGGCCCAATGCGTTCACACGCAGCGCATTCGTGTTCCAGAAAGCAGAGCGCCGCAACCTGACGGCATTCGTGTTCGCCAAGGACAAGCAGGCCCGATACCTGAAGTTCGAAGTGCAAGGCGGTGGACGACGCATCAAGGGCTTCGAAAAGAAGTTCGAGGCCATGGCCAGCAAGGTCAGTGGCGTGCGTGCCCAAGCCTTGGTGCCCACAGGCAACATCAAGCGCGACAGCTTCGGTGGTGTGAGCCTTGCACAGATCAAGCGCATCACTGCAGACCTGAACACTGGTGGCAAGGCTGGTCGGTATTTCATTGGCCAGCCCAAAGGATCAGGCCGCAGTGCAGGCATCTACGCCCGCGTCAACAACAACAAGCGCATCGAAGCACTGATGGTCTTCGCACAGCAGCCGAAGTATAGAAAGCGCTTCGACATGACATCCATCGGCGGCAAGGTAGTCAGCGCACAGTTCGAACAGAACCTGCGCGATGCGTGGGCCTATGCACTGAAGACTGCGCGATGATGTGTTGTTTCTACACCACAGAAAAACGCGGGTCCCTTTTGAGGGGGTGGGTGTCGTGGGTCATTCGCTCGCGCGATCTATCGCTAGTTAGTGGTTACTAACCTATTTCACCCATGATCCCACCTAGTCACTACGCTAAACACCGCAAAGTCACGCTGCAGGCGGTCTTGGCGGCCATAAAATCTGGCCGTTTGGTCAAGTCCGTCACTGCCAAACCGTCTGGCCGATACCTGATCGACGTCGAGGCTGCCGACAAAGAGTGGGCAGAGAACACCGACAGCCTGACTGGCGCCGCTGCACACGTGTCGAAACGCAAGCCTGAGATCGACACATCGGCGGAAAGTGTCGATTCCGACGAGCCGATGACCTACGCCGAAGCCCGCGCCAAGCACGAACAATTCAAGATGCGCCTGGCGGAACTGGAACTGGAACAGCGCGAAGGCAAGCTGGTGGAAGCTGACGTGGTTCAGCGCGAATCATTCAAGGCAGCCAGGCAGGTGCGCGACGCCCTGCTGAACCTGCCCGACCGTGTGGCCGGCGTGCTGGCCGCAGAGACAAACCAATTCAAAGTGCATCAGATGCTGACCAAAGAGATCCGGCGCGCACTTGAAGACCTGAAGTTCGACTGATGGACGGCGCCATCGTTTACCGCACGGCGTTCGCCAACGGCCTGCGACCAGATCCAGACTACACGGTCAGCACGTGGGCTGATGCCAACCGCATGCTGTCGCAGAAAGCGTCGGCCGAGCCTGGCCGCTGGCGCACTGAGCGCACACCGTACCTGCGCGAGATCATGGACGAGATGTCGCCCAGCAGCCCAGCGCAGCGCGTGGTGTTCATGGCCGGCGCCCAGGTGGGCAAGTCTGAGACTGGCAACAACTGGCTAGGCTTCGTGATCCATCACGCGCCTGGTCCCATGCTGCTGGTGCAGCCGACGGTCGACACGGCCAAGCGGTTCAGCAAGCAGCGACTGGCGCCGATGATCGAGGAAACGCCGATCCTGCACGAACGCATCGCCAACAATTCAAGCCGCGATGCGTCCAACAGCATGATGACCAAAGAGTTCGACGGCGGCGTGCTGATCATCAGCGGCGCCAACAGCGCGGCCGGCCTGCGGTCGATGCCAGTGCGCTACCTGTTCCTGGACGAGATCGACGCCTACCCGCTGGACGTGGACGGCGAAGGCGACCCGATCCAGCTGGCGGAAAAGCGGACCACCACGTTCGCACGGCGCAAGGTCTACATGTGCAGCACGCCGACCGTGAAAGACGTGTCGCGCATCGAGCGCGAATACCTGCGTAGCGACCAGCGCAAGTATTTCGTGGCGTGCCCGCACTGCGACCACAGCCAGTGGCTGCAGTGGAAAAACCTGAAGTGGGACAACGACGACCCGCAGACCGCGGCCTATGCCTGCGAGGACTGCGGCACGCTGATCGAGGAACGCCACAAGGCCGACATGCTGGCCAAGGGCGAATGGCGTGCGACTGCACCTGGTGACGGCAAGACGGTGGGTTTTCACCTGTCGTCGCTGTATTCGCCGCTGGGCTGGAAGTCGTGGTCAGAGATCGCGGCCGAATTCATGCAGGCCAAGGGCGACCCGTCGCTGCTTAAAACCTTTGTCAACACGGTGCTGGGCGAAACGTGGGAAGACGACTACAGCGCCAAGCTGGGTGCGGATGATCTGAAAAACCGCGTCGAGTTCTACACACCAGGCGTGGCGCCGGCGCGCACGCTGGCCGTCACCTGTTCGGTCGACGTGCAGGACAACCGGCTGGCGGTGTCGCTGTGGGGCTGGGGCCGCGACGAAGAAGGATGGATCATTGACCACATGGAGATCTACGGCGACCCGTCGCAGCCAAAGCTGTGGGCACAGCTGGACGAAGTGGTGCTGAAGCCGGTGGCGCATGAGCTGGCGCAACCCATGAAGATCGCGGCCACGGCCATCGACAGCGGTGGCCACTACACCAGCGAGGTGTACGCCTACTGCCGCGACCGACGTGCGCACAACGTGTTCGCCATCAAGGGTCAGTCACAACGCGGCAAGCAGCCAATCGGAAAACCCAGCAAGGTCGATCTGAACTGGAAGGGCCGCACCATCAAATCTGGCGCCGAGGTCTACCCAGTCGGCACGGACACCATCAAGTCGACGGTGTTCGCACGGCTGAAGCTGAACGAGCCAGGCCCAGGCTATTTCCATTTCCACGCAGAGCTGCCGCGGGACTACTTCGACCAGCTGACCGCGGAAAAACAGATCACGCGATACGTCAAGGGTTTTCCCGTACGCGAGTGGGTCAAAAAGTCGGGCGCGCGCAACGAAGCGCTGGACACTTTGGTCTACGGCTACGCCGCATTGCAGTGGCTTTACACGCGTTTCAACCGCCGAACCATCTGGGATCAGTTCGAAAAGTCACTAAATGTCACGCCAAAACAAGAGGCAGAAAAGGCACCCGAACCGCAGAATAGGCGCAGACAGGCTAAAATAGCGCGAAACAACTTTATGACGAGCTGGTAAACCATGAACGTCCCTGCCCTGATCTATGCTGGCGACACTGTAAAGTGGAACGAGCCAGCCACCCCCGACTACAGCAGCGCGTCTGGCTGGGCGGCCACGTTTTCGCTTCGTCATGCCACCGGCAACGATGCGCTGAACATCACCGGATCAGCCGATGGCGCTGGCGGGTGGAACTTCACCATCACCGCAACGCAGACCGCAGCGCTGCATGTGAACGGCCACTGGTGGCAAATGGTCGTCACCAAAGACATCGAACGCTACACCATCGGCACCGGAAAGATCGAGACGCAGGCCAACATTCCAGCGTCTGGCAACACGTTCGACGGACGCACCCAGTTCGAAATCGACTTGGACGCCATTCGTGCAGAGATGCGCGCCCGCGTCAGTGGCGGCAGCGTCCAGGAATACAGCATCGGCAACCGTTCGCTGAAGAAAATGCCCATGGCCGATCTGATCGCCTTGGAAACCAAACTGAAGTCAGACGTGGCACGCGAAACGCGCCGCAAGCGTATGGCGCAGGGTTTGGATAGTGGCCGCGCGGTCTATGTTCGATTTGGGGGCAAATAATGGGAATTCGTGACTGGTTCAAAAGCAAGCCACAGGCTGCCCCGACCCGCCGCCGCAGTTTTGATGGCGCGATGCACAACCGATTGGTGGCTGACTGGGTTACCACCAGCAACAGTATGGACGCGGAGATCCGCAAGGATCTGGGCAAGCTGCGCGACAGAAGCCGCGACTTGGCACGCAACAACGACTACGCAAGAAACGCAATCCGCGTGATCACCAACAATGTGGTGGGCCAAGGCATCACCATGCAGGCAGCGGTAAAGATGCGTCGCGGCAACAAGATGGACGACGCGACCAACACGGCCATCGAAGCAGCCTGGACCAACTGGAAAAAGAAGTTGAACTGCCACACAGGCGGGTCGCTGTCGTTTGCTGACATTGAGCGCCAGATCATGCACGCCATCGTCGAATCCGGCGAAGTGTTCGTGCGCAAGGTGAACTACACGTTCGGCAAGTCCAAGATCCCGCTGGCGCTTGAAGTCATCGAAGCGGACATGCTGGACCACAACCTGAACATTACAGCCCGCAACGGAAACGAGATCCGCATGGGTGTAGAGCGCAACAGCTGGGGCCGTCCCGTGGCGTACCACTTCCGACGCGGCCATCCTGGTGACTACCCGTTCGGCGCTGGCGCAGTGTCCAACGAATGGAAGATCATTCCGGCTGGCGAGATCATCCATCTGTTCAAGCAGGACCGCCCAGGCCAAACCCGTGGCGTGCCATGGCTGGCCAGCGCAATCATGCGCCTGCACCACCTGGGTGGCTACACCGAAGCCGAAGTCATCGCGGCCCGCGCTGAAGCCTGCCGTATGGGTTTCATTCAATCGCCAGAGGAAGACGCGCTGCAAGACGGCACGGAAGCTGGCCAGGCTGTAACCAGCTTCGAGCCAGGCAAGATCGAACGCCTGCAGCCTGGTGAAACATACACCGAGAGCAAGCCCAACCGACCAGGTGGCCAGTTCGAACCGTTCGTGCGCGCAATGCTGCGTTCGATGGCGGCCGGCATTGGCGTGAGCTACGCCACGCTGTCCCGCGATTACAGCGACACCAACTACAGCAGCAGCCGTCTAGCCTTGCTGGACGACCGCGACAACTGGCGCGTGCTGCAGTCTTGGTTGATCGAGAATTTTCACAAACCCGTCTTCGAAGAATGGCTGAACTTGGCCGAGCTGTCGGGCGAACTGAGCCTGCCAGGCTACAACCTGAACCCTGAACCCTACCGCGCAGTGCGCTGGATTCCACGCGGCTGGCAGTGGGTCGATCCCGTCAAAGAGATCGCCGCCTACAAGGAAGCCGTGCGCTGTGGTTTCACCACGCAGGCCGACGTCATCGCTCAAGGTGGCGGCGACATCGAAGACGTGTTCCAGCAGCGCCAGCGCGAACTGGAAATGGCTTCGGACATGGATCTGGTGTTCGACACGGACCCAGGATCTGTGGCCGGAAACGGTGCCGCACAAGCGTCCGATCAGTCATCGGACATCACAGCAAGTCAGTGATCGCTGACTTGGCGGTATAATTTCCCCAGCACACAATCCAGCTTTCTGGGGAAACTATGCAAGACACCGAAAAACGGTTCCAGCTGCCGCAGCTTACGCGAGCAATTCAACAAGTCGAAGAAGTCACCGTCTTCGCTGAAGAACGCATCATCGAATTTCCGTTTTCGAGCGAGGAACCTGTCGAACGCTATTTCGGCATGGAAGTTCTGAGCCACAAAAACGGCGCCGCTGACTTGGGCCGTTTGAATAATGCAGCGCCCTTGCTGTTCAACCACGACATGGACGAGATCCGTGGCGTCGTCGAAAAAGCATGGCTGCAAGACGGTCGCGGATGGTGCCGTGTCCGCTTCGCCAAGACTGAAGATTCAGAGGAAGCGTTGGGCATGGTGCAAGACGGCATCCTGCGCAACGTGTCGTTCGGCTACCGCATCAGCGAGATGGTCGAATCCATCAAGGATGGCGTGTCCACATTTACGGCGACCAAGTGGGAACCGTACGAAGTATCGCTAGTCACAGTGCCGGCCGACCCCACCGTGGGCATTGGTCGCTCTGTGACCGACGATGAGCGCGATGTCGTTGTGCATCGCATTTCTGAGGAATCCGCACAGCCTGCGGACGTTACCATCGAGGAACCAACCATGACCGAGCAAACCACACCCGCTGTGGACGTGCAGGTGGTCGCTACGCAGGCTGCTGAAGCCGAACGCGCCCGCATTGCAAACATCAGCGCACTTGGTGAGCGTTTCAACGCTTCCGAGTTGAGCCGCAAACTTATCAATGAGGGCAAGTCCATGGACGAAGCCCGCGCAATTTTCTTAGAGGAAATCAAAGTGGACCAAAAACCAGTCACCGGCAAAGAAGCCGACATCGGCCTGAGCGACAAAGAAGTTCGCCAGTTCTCATTCCTGCGCGCCATGAACGCGTTGGCTAATCCTGGCGACAAAGCCGCATGGGCAGCTGCTGCATTCGAACGCGAAGTGTCTGACGCTGGCGCCAAGGCTGCCGGCAAAGCATCACGCGGAATCTTCGTGCCAGGCGAGATCTTGCGCGCTAACAAGCGTGACCTGACTGCAGGCACCAACAACGCTGGCGGCTTCACCGTTGCCACCGACTTGATGGCTGACAGTTTCATCGAAATGTTGCGCAACCGCGCTGTGGCAATACGCGCCGGCGCTACCGTGATGAACGGTTTGACTGGCAACGTCGCTATCCCCAAGCAGTCTGCTGCTGCCACCGCCTACTGGGTCGCTGAATCTGGCGCACCGACAGAGAGCCAACAGACTTTGGGCCAAGTCACCTTGTCGCCAAAGACAGTGGGTGCCTTTACCGACTTCAGCCGCCGCTTGATCTTGCAGTCCAGCGTGGACGTCGAGAACATGGTGCGCCGCGATTTGTCATCCGTGTTGGCTTTGGCCATCGACACTGCTGCCTTGTACGGCACAGGTTCGAACAACCAGCCTACCGGCTTGAAGAACATCAGCGGCATCAACACCAAAGACTTCGCAGCAACGAACCCCACGTTCGCTGAAGTCGTTGGCATCGAAACCGAAGTGGCAACCGACAACGCCGACATCGGCAACTTGGCCTACTTGGTGAACCCAGCCCAACGCGGCGCCTTCAAGACCACTGAAAAGACCAGCACATCCACTGGCCAGTTCATCTGGGAACCAGGCAACACCGTGAACGGCTACCGCACCGAAGTGTCCAACCAAGTGACCGCCGGCGACGTGTGGTTCGGTAACTGGGCTGATTTGTTGATCGGCTTCTGGTCTGGTTTGGACTTGATGGTCGACCCATACGCTGGCGCCACAAGCGGCACCGTGCGCGTCATCGCATTGCAAGACTGCGACATCGCTGTCCGCAACGCAGTGTCGTTCTGCTACGGCAACGCAAGCATCGCCTAATAGGTGACAATAAGGGGCCGGAGCAATCCGGCCCTTTTCCAATGTACTGACGAAAGCGATTTCACATGCAAGTTTTAATCACCCGCACAACAGTGGCCAACAAGCAGTTCGTCCGCGAAGGTTCGACCGTGGATCTGGACGACAACGAAGCCAAACAGCTGATCGCCTTGGGCAAGGCTGTGGCTGTTGGCGGTGACGAACCTGCATCTGAAACCGCTGTCGAAGCCGACGAGCTGACCACAGAGAACGCAGAAGCCGTCATGGCCACTGCAGCGCCAAAGGGCAAGCGCCGTGGCGCTAAGTGAGAACCTGGACGCGTTCCTGGCTGACTTCGGTGTAGCAGTCACCGACGGCACGACCGCGACCACCGGCGTTCTGGACATGCCCAGCGAAGTCATCGCTGGCGGCATGGTCATCACGACCGACTACGCGCTGACGATCAAGTCGAGCGTTTACCCCAACCTGAAATATGCCGACAGCCTGACCGTCGACGGAGCCGCGTTCACCGTGCGCGAAGTGCGCGCCCAAGACGACGGAAAATTCAGCATCGTTTACCTGTCGAAAGTCTGATCATGGCCAGCAAGCGCGAAACCATCCTGCAGCGCATCGTGACGGCATTGTCCGGCACCACTGGCGTCAGCACCCGCATTTATCGCAGCCGCGTCGAGCCATTGGCCCGTGGCGAGGCACCAGCCATCGTGGTGGAGCCTGTCAGCGATGCAGCCGAGCAGGACACACTTGGCACACTGATGTGGACGCTGACGTTCCGCGTGTCCGTCATCGTGCGTGGCGCGGTTCCTGACCAGCTGGCAGACCCAGCTATGCTGGACGTCCACAGCAAACTGATGGCCGACGACACACTGGACGGCTTGGTCATCCAGCTGCTGCCGACCACAGTTTCATTCGAAACCATCGAGGCTGATCAGCCCGCTGGTGTCGTGTCCGCAGAATTCACAGCGCAGTACCGAACAGCGCTTAATTCCCTGAGTTAAAATCCGAACACATCACGCGAGGTTTCACCATGGCACTACTCACACGCAAACGCACGATCTTGGCTAAGATCGAAACGACATACGGCACAGACCCAACCCCAACGGGTTCGGCAAACGCCATTCTGGTCCGCAATATGTCGATCACGCCGCTGAACGCAGAGAACGTCAGCCGCGATTTGGTCCGCCCATATCTTGGCGCGTCTGAGCAGCTGATCGCATCTTCGTATGTCAGTATCGAATTCGAAGTCGAGATGGCAGGATCTGGCACGGCCGGCACGGCGCCCGCATACGGTTCGCTGTTGCAGGCTTGCGGCATGAGCGAAACCGTGGTCGCAGTCACATCGGTGACATACGCGCCCGTGTCTTCGGCATTCAAGTCTGTGACCCTGTACTACAACGTGGACGGCGTCCTGCATAAGATTACAGGCGCACGCGGCAACGTCGAAATGACGATCAATTCGCGTCAGATCCCAGTGTTCAAATTCTCATTCACTGGCCTGTTTAACGCACCAACAGATGCTGCCGCACCATCTGTTACTTACACATCGTTCCAGACCCCATTGGCCGCAAACAGCGACAACACGACTGGCTTCAGCCTGTTCAGCTATTCAGGCGCCATGGAATCCATGAGCATCAATTTCAACAACGCCATCCAGTATCGTTCATTGATCGGCGCCGAAGACGTTCTGATGACTGATCGCCAGGTGTCTGGCCAGGTCGTGTTCGAAGCGCCAACCATCGCCACGAAAGACTTTTTCAGCTTGGCGCTGGGCACCACACTTGGCGCACTGGACATCACCCATGGCACCACAGGTGGCAACAAGGTGCAGATCGTTTCCAGCCGCGTGGACGTATCAAACCCAAGCTACCAGGACCAAAACGGCATCCAGATGCTGCAGGTCCCGATGACGTTCGTGCCAAGCACCAGCGGCAACGACGAAATCAGCATCGTGGTCAAATAAACCACCCTGCCCCAACCCAGCCCGCTACCAAGCGGGCTTTCCCATTTGAAAGGTCCAAAATGTTCAAGATCAGCAAAGTCACAGATTACAAATGGCCGGTCGCAGTTCACTTCCCAGTGGATGGCGGCCGCACCGAAAAATCCACCTTCGACTGCACGTTTAAGCGCCTGTCGCAAACGCGCATTCAGGAGATCCGCACAGCCATCGAGAAAAGCGAGATCACCGACGTGGAGCTGGCCCGCGAAGTGATGCTGGACTGGTCTGGCGTGAGCAATGAAGATGGCGACGTGCAATTCAGCGAGAGCGCCCGCGACGAAATGCTGGACATTCCTATGGTGGCCAGCGCTGTCGTCATGGCGCTATTCGAAAGCATCAGCGGAGCCAAGCGAAAAAACTAATGGACGCCGCCCAGCATTGGGCACGGGGCGGCGTGAAAGACGAAACGGCCAGCGACTTGGCTGCTTTTGGTGCGCCCGTCGAAATGATCCAGAGCATCGACACGTCCAAAGACGATTTCGAGGTTTGGGAAGACAACATGGACGCGATGGTCATGTTCCTGAAGCTGCAGACCCAGTGGGTCGTCATCGAAGGCGGTTTCATCGGTCTGAATTACCAGAGCGTCCAGTTTCTATTTACAATCGGGGCAGTGGCCAACCAGGCCGAAATGATGGACGACCTGCAGGCCATGGAGATGGCAGCGCTGCAGGTACTGAACAAACGCAAGGACTGAAATGCACGCCGAGACTTTGCCAAAAACAGCGAAAGCAGCAGCCGAAGCCGGCTTGGCTGCATATTTCACTGGCAAGTCATGTCCCGAAGGCCATTTCGCGCCACGCCGCGTCATCAACAGAGCATGCAGCGAATGCGATTCGATGAAAGCAAAGCAGGCGCACCGACAGATCGCAAAACTTCGCTGGCTTAAACAGAATGCAGACAAGGCACGCGAGGCATCCAGAAAGTGGAAAGCCGATAATGCTGCCAGAGTGCTGGAAATAAACGCGTCACGCAGGACTGTGTCCAAAGGCTTAACAGCGGCCCAGCGCGCGCAGATGGCGGCCATTTATGCCGATGCGAAAGCACTGACGGCCGACACCGGAATTGCTTGGCATGTGGATCACATTGTCCCGTTGAAACACGATCTGGTTTGCGGGCTTCACGTGCCAGCTAACCTGCAAATCATTCAGGCGTCTGAGAACCTGAGCAAAAACAACTTTTTCGAGATTGGTGGCTGATTATGGATATGGCGGTCGCCTTAAAAATTTCCGCCGGCGTCACCGGCCAGCAGGCTGTCGACCAGCTGCGCACAAGCATGGACCGCCTGGATGGCACCGTAGGCAAGATAAAAATTGCGTTTGGTGCCTTGGGTGGCGCGGCAGTTCTTGCTGGCTTTGTTGGCATGATTAAGGGCGCCATCGACGCCGGCGACAAACTGAACGACCTGAGCCAGAAAACCGGCATCGCTGTCGAGGATCTGGACGCGCTGGGTTTTGCGGCCGAGCTGAACGGAAGCAATCTGGATCAAGTGTCTGGCGCGCTGTCGAAGCTGGCCAAAAACATGGCAGAGGCGGCCGGTGGCAGCAAAGAAGCCATTGCGGTTTTCGGGCAGTTTGGAATTAGCCAGGCCGAAATCAAGTCCGGCGCGATCAACACAACTGAGGCCATGGCGCGCATCGCTGACAAGATCGCCGCCATGCCTGACGGTTGGCAGAAAGCCGCTGCAGCCCAAAAAGTATTTGGCAAGTCGGCCGCTGACATCGTGCCACTGCTGAACGCCGGCGGCAATGCAATCCGCGACGCCCGCGCCGAACTGGAAGGATACGGCGCACTGTTCACTGGCGGGTTTGCAAAAGCATCTGACGACTTCAACGATCAAATGGTGCTGATGCGCCGCATGGCAGGTGCGCTTAGTTTGAGTTTTGCCAAAGAACTGCTGCCAGTGATGTCGGGGTTCCTGAAGGGCCTGATTGACGCAAAAATGCGCATCGATGACGTGGCTGGCGACATGTCGCTGGCTGAATGGGCTGGTGAATCAGCAAAAGCCATCGCAGCACTTGTCGACGTGATCCGAGTGTCTGCGCAAAGCACAATCGCACTGGCCGGCAGCTTTCAAGCTGTTTGGGCGGACATCAAGCTGGCCGGCACGTTCTTGGCTGGTGGTGAAGGCTTGAACCCATTTTCAGCCGAAAACAAAAAAATTCTTAATGACGCCTTAGCAGAACGTAATGCGACAGTCGAAGCCGCAAATCAGCGCTATGTGACGCTGTGGAAAATGAACGGCAGCGCCACATTTGACGCCGTCAAAGCGCAAATGGACAAACTCAAATCGACCGTCAAGCAGGCTGGCGAACCTGGCACGGCTGGCAAGGGTGGTGGCGGTTTTGGGGGCTTCGACTTCGGCGCAGGCAAGGAAAGCGAATTCGAAAAATACAAGAAGCAGCTGGAAGAACAACTGTCCAAAACCGGCGAATTGACCAAGGCCGAAGAAACGCTGCGTTTGGTGCAGACTGATCGATTCAAGGAAGCGAGCGCAGCAGAGCGCCAGCAGCTGGTCAACATTGCCAAGCAGATTGACAGCGCGCAGACATTTCAGAAGATCCAAGAGCTGGCCCGCAAGGAAGCTGGCGCAATCGAAATGCTGCGCCTGGAAGGTGAGCAGGTCAACATGACCGCCCGCGAATACCAAAAGCTGGTGGCCGTCCGGCAGCACGAACTGGAAGTGGCCGAAGCCACCAAGAAAATGAGTGCCGAAGACGCTGCACGCTATCGCGAAGCCGCTGACGGTCTATTCAAAATGAAAGAAGGCATTAAGCAGGTCAACTACGAACAGTCGCGCACATTCGAGACTGGCGCCAAACGCGCATTCAACACCTACATCGACCAGATCCAGGACGTCGCACGTTCGACCGAGGCGGCATTCAGCAACGCATTCCGAGGCATGGAAGACGCGCTGGTCAACTTCGTGATGACCGGCAAACTGAACTTCAAAGACCTGGCCAGCAGCATCCTGCAAGACATGGCCCGCATGCTGATCCAGCAGCAGATCATGGCGCCACTGATGGCCGCAGCCAAAGCCGGTTTCGGGTTTGCCGATGGCGGTGTGATGACGTCTGGCGGACCCATGCCGCTGAAGACCTATTCGAACGGCGGCATCGCCAACAGTCCACAGCTTGCGCTGTTCGGTGAAGGCCGAATGAACGAAGCCTACGTGCCACTGCCAGACGGCCGCAGCATCCCTGTGACTATGCAAGGCGGCGCAGCTGGCGGCAACGTCAACAACGTGACCGTGAACGTCAGCGTCGAGAATACCGGCGACCAGGTCAAAGGCGACCAAGGCGCTGACAACTTGGGCCGCGTCATTGCGAACGCGGTCAAATCAGAACTGATCAACCAAAAACGCCCAGGCGGACTGCTGGCAGCATAAGACATGGCAACATTCAGCTACACCCCAGACTTCGGCGCCCAGGCCGCATACAAGCCGCGAGTGCGAATTACGCAGTTCGGTGACGGCTACGAACAACGCGTGGCCGACGGCATCAACGTGAACGCACAGGTGTGGAACCTGCAGTTCAACAACAGGACCAACACTGAGGCTGGCAACATCATCACGTTTCTGGCGACGCGCAACGCTGTCGAGGCGTTCGACTGGACGCCACCAAACGAAGGCACGGCCATCAAAGTGGTGTGCCGTGAGTGGAACAAGACGGTGTCACGCAACAACCTGAACAACGTATCTGCGACATTCCAGCAGGTATTCCAGCCATGACATCAGCAGCCATCACCACAGAGATCCAGAAGCTGGAACCATCGGCAGTCATCGAGCTGTTCGAAATGGATGCGACCGCATTTGGCGGCGACTTGCTGCGCTTCCATGCAGGCACAAACGGGCTGTCTTCAAACGTGGTCTGGCAGGGCAACACGTATACCGCCTACCCTATCAAGGCCACCGGCTTCGAGCTGACCGGCAACGGCCAGCTGCCACGGCCAAAGCTGACGGTGTCAAACACCACCGGCGCCATCACGCTGATGGTGCTGACTTATGACGACCTGCTTGGCGCCAAGATCACACGCAAGCGCACCATGGTGAAATACTTGGACGCTGTGAACTACCCAGCGCGCCGAAATTTGCTGACGTACTCGCAAGAGTTCAACAGCTGGACAAAAAGCAATGCGACTGTCGCGTCCGACGTCGATCTAAACCCGTTTGGCGATCTGCTGGCGGACCGTTTAATTCCGACAACCACATCAGGAACTCATAGCGTTTCGCGCGCAGCCACTGCAGTTGCCATCGGTAACGTCAGAACATTTAGCATATACGTCAACCGATCAACTGGTGAACGCTACGTCAGATTAGCGTTTACAACCGCAAACTTTGCAAACGGATCTGCCTATTACGATTTGGACACAGGCGCCGTTTCAAACGTAGGATCTGGTTCAGTTGCTACGGCTGTTGAGATGTCGAACGGTTGGTGGCGGCTGTCACTGACAGCGACAGCAACTACGGCAGGAACGGCCAGTGCTATTGCTTACAGCTACAGAGCCATTGGTGCCAGTTATGCCGGCGACGGCATTGTGGGACCATTGCTGTTTGGCGCACAGGTCGACGCTGGATCTTCGGCGTCAGACTACCAATACATCGGAGCATCATTTTCACAGAACCCTACTGCGGACCCCACGGCCGAATTCCCAAACGACGTGTTTTTCATCGACCGCAAGGCGACCGAGACACGCGACCTGGTGGAATTTGAACTGGCTGCGTCGTTCGATGTGGCCGGTGTACTGCTGCCAAAGCGTCAGATCATCCAGAACGTCTGCGTTTGGAAATACAAAGGCACCGAGTGCGGCTACGCCGGCACAAAGTATTTCGACGCCAACGATCAGCCGGTGGGCAGTTCTGGGCTGGACGTTTGCGGCAAGCGACTGACCAGCTGCGAAAAGCGATTTACCCGCACCGCAAGCAGTCTGTGGTTTGGCAGCTATCAAGTCATCGACCCGCTGCCGTTTGGTTCGTTCCCAAGCGCTGGACTGGCCCGATGAATGAACAGACCAAGGCAGACATCATCCTGCATGCGCGCGCGGAATTCCCACGCGAGGCTTGCGGGCTGCTGACGGTCTGGCAAGGCAAAGAGCGCTACAAGCCCTGCCGCAACATGGCGGTGGGTACTGACCAGTTCGTAATGCACCCGCAGGATTATGCCGAAGCGGATCTGGCTGGCGACATCATCGCCGTCGTTCACAGCCACCCGAATCTAACCCCAGAGCCATCGCAGTCAGATCGCGTTGCATGCAACGCCAGCGGACTGCCGTGGCACATCGTGTCGGTTCCCGACGAACAGTGGTCCTACATGGAGCCAGACGGCTACCAGGCGCCCTTGGTTGGCCGTGAGTGGTCGCACGGCGTGCTGGACTGCTACGCGATCATCCGTGACTGGTTTGAGCTGGAACGCGGCATCACCCTGCCCGACTTCGGCCGCCACGACGAATGGTGGCTGCGCGGCGACAACCTTTACATGGAAAACTTTGGCGGCGCTGGGTTCACTGAGGTGGCGCAGGACAAACTGCAGCCTGGTGACGTGATCCTGATGCGAATTTTTAGCCCAGTGCCAAACCACGGCGCTGTCTACTTGGGCGATAATCACATCATCCACCACGTACAGAACCGGCTTTCATGCCGTGAGCCGTACAGCATCTTCTGGCGCAACCGAACAACGCATTTCCTGAGACATGAAAAAAATCATTCTGCTGGGTGAACTTGGCAAGCGTTACGGACGCAAGCACATGCTAGACGTCAGGTCTGCAGCCGAAGCCGTGCGCGCGCTTTGCGCCAACTTTGCAGACTTCGCCAGCTTCGTGTCGACGTCGCAGGAACGCAACGTCGGATACCGCGTGATCAATGTGCGCGAAGACATCACAGTGGACGAGCTGCACCATCCAGCCGGCAAGACCATCACCATTGCACCTGTGATCGCTGGCGCTGGCGGTGGGCTGACCAACATTCTGCTGGGTGGAACGCTGATCGCGGCATCCATCCTGCTGCCACCTGGACCATGGACGCAGCCGCTGATGACAATCGGCGCAGCCATGGCGCTTGGCGGCGCTGCGCAGCTGCTATCACCCGTTCCGAAGACGCCTGCCAATTCAGGCGAGGAAGTCAAACAGTCCTACGTCTTCAGCGGCGCCGTAAACACCACCAGCCAAGGTCAGCCCGTGCCGTTTGGCTACGGCCGCATGATCGTCGGCAGTGCCGTGATCAGCGCCGGCATCAATGTAGAGGACGTTGTGGCATGACAGATTTGAGATCACGGGCGTTTGCGAACACGTTGGACGCGGTATCAGAAGGCGAAATCGTTGGCCTAGTGAATGGACACAAATCCATTTACCTGAACGGCACGCAGTACCAAAGCGACAGCGGCGACTACAACTTTGAAAACGTGACGGTGGCCACGCGTGTGGGCACCAACGACCAGCAGTATCTGTCTGGTTTCCCCTATGTCGAATCAGAAACGGCTGTGAACGTCGAATTAAAATCGACCGCAGACGTCGTCCGTTCAGTGAGCAATCCAGACGTGAACTGCGTGCGCGTCACATTAAGCGTTCAGTCGCTGTTCAAGCAAAAGGACGACGGCAGCATCAGCGGTTCAACGGTGGACATTGCCATCGACGTCCAAAGCGGCGGCGGTGCCTACGTTCAAAAGATCGCCAACACGATCAGTGGCAAGGCCCAAAGCAAGTATCAGCGCAGCTTTTTGGTCTACCTAGACGGCGATGGACCATGGAACATTCGCGTGCGTCGTCTAACCGAAGACAGCACCGACCTGAAGCTGCAAAACAAAACCTACTTTGACAGCTACACCGAGATCATCGAACGACGCCTGCGCTATCCAAACACTGCGCTGGTGGCGATGCGTTTTGATTCTGAGAGCTTCAGCGGAGTGCCTACGCGCGCCTACGACATGAAGCTGCTGAAGGTCAAGGTTCCCGTGAACTACGACCCAGCGGCACGCACCTATACCGGCAGCTGGAACGGCACATTCAAGACCGCGTGGACCGACAATCCAGCTTGGTGTTTCTACGACGTCATCACCAACACCAGGTATGGCATCGGCAGCTTCATCGACGCGTCGCAGGTCGATAAGTGGGCGCTGTACACCATCGCGCAATATTGCGACCAGTTGGTCCCGAACGGCTTTGGTGGCTACGAACCGCGCTTCACGTGCAACATGTACCTGCAAAGCCGCGTTGAGGCATTCAAGCTGGTGCAGGATCTGGCGTCCTGTTTCCGTTCGATGGTTTACTGGGCATCTGGCAGCCTGACGCTGTCGCAAGATTCGCCCAGCGACCCTGTGGCGCTTTACACGCAAGCCAACGTGCTGGACGGCAAGTTCAGCTACACCGGCAGCAGCGCCAAAGCGCGTCACACGGTGGCATTGGTCACGTGGAACGATCCTGCCGACATGTACGCGCAGAAAGTCGAATACGTCGAAGACCAGGAAGCTATTGCACGTTTTGGCGTCGTGCCCACCGAAGTGGTGGCCGTGGGCTGCACAAGCCGTGGCCAGGCAAACCGCGTCGGACGCTGGCTGCTGTTTTCTGAGCGCTATCAGTCCGAAGTTGTGTCGTTTGCCACCGGAATCGAAGGCGCTATCGCACGACCTGGCCAAGTCATTAAAGTGGCTGACGCGTCACGCGCCGGCGCACGACTTGGCGGCCGCATAACCGCTGCCAGCACAACGGCGATCACGTTGGACGCATCCGTCACACTGGGCGCATCGACCTGGACGCTGTACGCCATGCTGCCAAACGGAACGGTGGAATCGCGTACCGTTTCAGGCGCTGTCGGCGCTGTTGTCAGCGTCACGTCGGCATTCTCTGCGGCCCCACAAGTGGGCGCGCAGTGGATCATGTCGACCAGCACCGTCGAAGCACAGACATTCCGCGTGCTGTCAATGTCCGAGCAGGAAAACGGCGTCATCGAGATCACGGCGCTGAAGCACTACCCAGACAAATACACTGCCGTTGAAAACGGCCTGGTGCTGCAGACGCGTGACATCACGCAGCTGAATGATCCGCCACCACCAACATCGAACGGAAAGCTGACGGAATACCTGTACGTCACACTGACAGACGTCAAAGTAGGTGCAACGATCACATGGGATCAGGTGGCACGCGCCACGACTTACGAAGTCAGCTACCGCGTGAATAATGACAACGCCGTGATCGTCACAACAGGCGCCAACACGCTTGAACTGTTGGATACACCGGCTGGTGAATACGTGATCACCATCAGATCTTTGTCTTCGTTGGGTGTTCGATCAACGCCATATACGTTTTCTGTTTCTGTGCTTGGAAAGACGGCGCGACCAGCGGACGTCACTGGCCTGCAAATGACCGTACAAGCCGACACAGGCATATTGCAGTGGGATAGCCACGCAGATCTGGACGTTCGCATCGGCGGCCAAATTTCTATTCGCTACAGCGAGGAACTGGAAGGCGCGCAGTGGAATACTTCGCTGCCTGTTGGCGATTTCCCAGGTTCATCTACGAACGGCACGGTGCCACTTCGCGCCGGCACTTATCTGGCCAAAGCCAAGGACAGCAGTGGAATTTTGAGCCAGAACGCAGCACTGATCGTAACGGATGCGGCAAACATCATGCAGTTCAACGCCGTGGCATCGTCACAGCAGGACCCTGCATTTGCAGGCACCAAAACAGATCTGGTTCTGCTAAACAACAAACTGCTGCTGGATCAGTCCACATACGTGGACGCGATGACCGACTTCGACGCTGTCACAAACATGGAAGGCGGACTGGTCGCGTCAGGTGAATATCAGTTCGACAATTATGTCGACACTGGCGCCGTCTATACCAGCCGCGTCACCGCGTCGTTTAGCGTTGTGTCATACAACATCACCAACTTGGTCGACGAATGGGGAATGATCGACGGTCTTGGTTTTGTCGATGACGGCCAGCTTTCGACAGACTACGTGGATGCGTGGACAAGCTGGGATGCCATTGCAAACATTGATCTGCCAAACACATTCGACGATGCAACGCTGCAGGTCTACATCAGCACCACAAACGAGGATCCAGCTGGAACACCAACATGGTCAGCATGGCGCCTGTTCTACGTTGGAGACTACACGTCGCGCGCTTTCAAATTCAAAGTGAAGCTGTCACGCGGAGAAAATACAAACAACCAAGTGGCGCTGTCGGTGCTTGGCGTGACCGTGGACGTTCCAGATCGCATTGAGAGCGCCAACAATGTTGCTGTTGGCACCGGTGGATTGTCCGTCACGTTTCCCAACGCGTTCTACGCAACCCCAGCGATTGCTGTCACCGCAGAAAACATGGCCACCGGAGACTACGCGCTAATTACCGCGAAATCTGCCGCAGGGTTTACAATTCAGTTCAAGAATAGCGCAGGCACCGGCGTGGCCCGTACCATGGACTGGATCGCCAAGGGCTTCGGTTACAGGAACTAAGGACGAAAATGAGCCAACACGATTACAACATTGCGAACGGCGGCGGTGCCGCTGTACGCGCCGACATCAACAACGCCCTGCTGGCGGTTCTGTCGCAGAACAGCGGAGCGACTGCGCCAACTACCACCAAGCCGTTCATGTTTTGGTACGACACGACTACAGGCATTTTCAAAATAAGAAATGCAGCTGACAGTGCATGGGTAACTTTTGCGGCTGGAGCGATTGCAGATGCAAGCATTGCTCAAGCCAAGCTCGCTGCTGGCGTTGCTGGTACTGGCCCTGCGTTCAGTGCTTATTTAACTGGTGCTCAGTTTGTAACTACAAACGTCAGTACAAAAGTCACATTGAACACAAAAGAATTTGACACTGCTTCGTGCTTTAACAACACAGGGTCAACAGTAGGCGGTATTCCTGCTTATGCATTTATGCCAAATGTGGCTGGATACTATCAATTTTCTGCACAACTAGGTGGAAATGCAACAGGCGTTCAAACACAAGTTGAGGCACGTATTTTAAAAAATGGAGTAATAGTTTCAGACGCAAATATTTATCTAAGCACTGGAGCACTTAATAACTGCTATGTGACTGCATCAAAGTTGCTTTACTTAAATGGTTCAACTGACTACGTAGAGTTTTATGGTCTTGTCCAAGCAGCAAATACCCCGAGATTTGATGCAGGCGCAGCGTATACGTATTTGACTGGCTTACTTGTGAGGGCAGCATGATGACACTTCCAGAAAAAATCAAAGCAATCTATCCTGAACTCACAGACCGTGACTTCATGGACACCATCCGCTTGCAAAACGACAGCGATGGCAACGGCGACTACATCGCAAAGTGGGAACACCCAACGTTTTCTCGACCAACTGACAAGCAGCTGGCTGCCGCCGATATATGAGCCAGCACGACTACGTCATCGAGAACCAGGACGGCGCGAGCTTTCGCGCTGACATCAACAGCGCACTGGCGGCCGTCGTCAGCCTTAACAGCGGCCTGACTGAACCAGCTGCACCGTTTGCCTACATGCTGTGGCAGGACACGACTGCCGGCGTTTTGAAGCAGCGTAACGCAGCAAACACTGCATGGTTGACACTGACAGATGCACTAGAGATCCGTCAGCTGACGACCGCAGCCGTTCAAGCCACCACATCTGGCACGTCCAAAGACTTCACCAGCATCCCAAGCTGGGCGAAGCGCATCACCGTCATGTTCAATAACGTGAGCAGCAACGGCACAAACTCACCGATGATTCAGCTTGGAACCGCGAGCAGCATTGAAGCCACTGGCTACAATTCTTCGACAGCTGACGCGGGTGGACGCAACACAGAAGCCACTGGCTTTGCGGTCTGTCGCGGCGTTGGCGCGGGCGACTTTGTTTCAGGAGTGATGCAGCTGTCGTTGCTAGATGCTGCGACTAACACATGGGTCGCAAGTGGCAACACTACCCGCACCACAAGTGCGAACAGCTACTACAACAGCGGCGCCAAGGCACTGGCCGGTGTGCTGACACGACTGCGTTTTACGACCGTTGGCGGCACCGATGTGTTCGACGCTGGAAACGTCAACATCCTGTACGAATAACATCACCGAAAGACACGGCATTCACATGGCGGTCAGTCAAAACTGCCGTGTAAAATGCCATCAATTCCACACACAGCGACACCATGGAAACCCCTAACATTCACCACGACCTTGGACGCCACGATGCACAGATTGAGGCTCTGCAAGAGCAGGTGAAGCAGTTGCACGTGGACATGCAGAAAATGAACGAAACGCTGTCGAAGATCAGCGCCACGTTGTCCGAGGCTAAAGGTGGATGGAAGACGCTGATGCTGGTGGGTGGCATTGCAGCCGCAGTCGGCGCGACATTCTCAAAGCTGGCCGCCTGGTTCCACCAGCTGAACTGATGTGGACCCATTCACCGCGCTGGCTGCATTGCGTGCCGCCTACAGCGGGATTCAATACTGCTGTGAGGCGTTAAGCGAAGGGACCGTACAGGTCCAAAAGATCAAGAAGGCGGCCGAACAAGCGCAGCAGATCGTGAAGGATGTGCGTGGCATCTGGGGCATCATCAAAGGGCTGTTCGGGGCCAAGCCAGCGCCAGCACAGGCCGCACCTGTCGCTGCAGCGGCACCAGCCAAGCCAGGCAAAAAACCCAAATACGAATACACCACACACATCCCGACAGAGGATGAAGTCGTGCAGCAATTTGTGCAGCACGTTGGCAATTTTTTCAGCCAGCACCGCACGTTGTCCGAGTATTGCGAACAGCGATACGCCGAGGTCTACGCGATGGACCGCCCAGACCCGCGTGACATCTTGGAGCTGTCGCAGATCAAGAACGAGCTGGACGGCGCCTACATGAAACTAAGCGAAATGATGCGAGTGCGCGCCCCGCGACAGCTTGGTCCTTTGTGGGAAAATTTCAACCTGATCTACGGCCAGGTTCAAGAGGAACAGCAGGCACGCAAAGAACGCGAACGCATCAAACGGAACAACGACGCATGGCTACAAGACCAAACCAAAATTTTTCTAATCGACCGCCTGGTGGCGCTGGCGGTCGTAGCGGGTCTGACGATCTGGGCGTGGGCGCTGCTGTGGTCGTTAGGATGGCCAGGTCCGACACCGCCTGGTTTCGGGTCGTCGTGATCTTCTTGTCGCTGGCGCTGTGGATGGGTCTGCCGTTGGCGTTTCTGATCTGGAAAGACAACACGAAACGCTTGGCCAAGCAGGACGCCGTCATCGAGCAGCAAAACCGTAAAATATCCAAACTGGAACAAAAACTGAAAGACCCCGATGACACGAAGTGAACTGGAAATCATCATCAAGAAACGCGCTGCCATCGTCATCACGACGTTCGCTGCGCTGCTGGCCATCAACACCATGATCGGCGGCAGCAACAGCGGCCGCGTCCTGACCAACACCATCGCGGCCAACAACGTGTGGGCCTGGTATCAGGCTAAGAACGTGCGTTCGGTGGTCTACGCCACCACGGCAGACACGGCGCCCACGAAGGCAGTCGCTGAACACTACACAGCCGAAGCCAAGCGCATGAAGGCCGACATGGTCGAGCTGGAAGCCAAGGCCAAGCAGCTGGAAGCCGAGCGCGACGCAGCCAAGGCCCGTTCGGTGTTTTTCACATACGCAGGCAGCGCCCTGCAAATCGGAATCGTGCTGTCCACAGCAGCGATCTTGGCGGTCACCATGCCGCTGTTCTGGGCATCGGTGGGCGTCGGTTCACTGGGTGCCGTTCTTTTCGCCTTCGGGCAATTTGGAGTTTGACCCCATGAAGCAAATCATTGCAGCCATCAATTCGCGCACGTCGCAGTTCGCCATCGTCCCATTGCTGATCTTGGGCTGGTTCATCTACACCGACCCGTCGCCAAACTTCGCTGACACCATCCTGCGCGTCCAACTGTGGGCACAGGCCCTGCTGGTCACCGGCGTAGCATACGGCATCGGCAAGGCCATGCTGGGCAGCGCATCGAGCGAAGACCTGTACGAACAGTCGATCATGGGCAACTACGCGGCCGGCATCGCCTACCTTGGCGTCTGTCTGCTGCGCGGCATGGTGCTGTGCGGCTTGCTGTCGTTCTTTGCACAGGTGCAAAAGTGAAGCGCCTGGCGGCCATCCTGTGCGCATTCAGCATGGCGGCGGCTGCCAGTGCAGCGCCAGCCAAGCGCGCGCCACCACCAGACGTCAAGACCTACATTCCAGAACAGGCAGTGGAATACATGCCGACGCTGAAAGCCCAGGTCAAAGACGTCTGGCCGGCGTTTCAATTTCCCAACTATTTCGGCGCCCTGATCGAGCATGAAAGCTGCATCAGCCTGACGCACAGCAAGTGCTGGAACCCAAAGTCGCGCCTGAAATCAGACCGCGAGGAAGGCGCCGGCCTTGGCCAGCTGACCCGCGCATTCAAGGCCGACGGTTCCACGCGATTCGATGCGCTGGAAGATGCCAAGCGCTTAGATGCCAAGGGCTTGAACGATCTGCGCTGGGAAACCGTTTACAGCCGGCCGGATCTGCAGATGCGCGTTCTGATCCTGATGACGCGCGCCAGCTGGAACCGGCTGGACAAGCTGGTGCCAGATCCAGAGGGAAAATTGGCCATGACGGATGCAGCCTACAACGGCGGCCTGGGTGGCGTTTTGAACGAGCGCAGAGCCTGCGGACTGCGTGATGGATGTGACCCCAACAAGTGGTTCGGCCACGTCGAAAAAGTATGCCTGAAATCAACCAAACCGCTGTACGCCGGCCGAAGCGCCTGCGACATCAACCGACACCACGTGGAAGACGTCCTGCACACCAGGATGCCGAAATACAAAGGCAAGCTGTGATGGGCCGGCTGCTGTCGATCCTGACCGGCTTCATTCCACCATGGCTGCCACTGGCGGCCATTGCCGTTCTCACTGGCGCGCTGGGCATGCAGACCGTTCGGCTGTCATGGGCCAAGGCCGAGCTGGCCACATATCGCATGGAAGTCGCAGAGAACACCGCCAAGGCCGAAGCAGCTGCACGCGCTACCGAACGCGCCTGGCAAAAACAGAATGAAAGGGTCGCACAAAATGCCATCGAAAAACAAACCGAGCTGGCCAAGCGCGCTGCTGATGCTGCCCTTGCTGCTGACAGCCTGCGCGACCAGATCGACCGACTCAATGCCCGTCCAGTCCCCGCAGATCCCGCTGCCACCGCCTTCGCTAATGAAGCCCGTGCCGCAAGACAGTTACTTGGACGGTGCGCAAAGGCATATCGAGGACTGGCGGAAAGAGCTGACGAGTACCGCAACCAAGTGACAGGGCTGCAGGACTACGCCCACGGCATCACCGGCGAGTGAAGATCCGGTCGCTGCGTTCTTTCAGCCTAGCGCATTCAATGCACAGGCGAAGGTTCAAAGCGCGACGTGTGGGCGTGATGGGATCATCGCAACGTTCGCAGTTTTGAGGTGACGGGTTTGCAGTCGCGGCTTGCACAGCGGCGATGCGGTAGTTCATTTCACGCATGATCATGTCATTGGCGACGTCGGCTTCATCCATCAGTCGATTGTAGGCAGTTTTCCAGCCACACATTCCACTTGGCCATGGCGTCGCGTTTCTGCGCCATGTAGTCGGCGCGGTCATAGTGGCGCGTTCCAGTGTCACCCATGGCGTGCTGCTGGATCAGGTCGCGGGTGTAGCGGTCCACGCCAGCGTCATGCGTGCGAGATTTCCACGTGCGGCGCAGATCCCGCGGCTGGAAGTATTCGGCGCCGACGGTGTCACGCCAGCGCGCCAGAGCCTTGCAGATCCCCATGTCCGAAATCGGCATCAGCAGCCCAGCGGGACGCACCTGCAGCAGCAAGCGCAGCGTGGGCAGCGCCAGATCCGGCAACGGCACGACGTGCGGCAGGCGGCAGCCTTTGGTCTTTTCTGCCGGCATGGTCCACGTGGCGCTGGCTAGGTCGATTTCGCTGGCGTCCATGCGCAGCGTTTCGCGCACACGCTGGCCACAGCAGATCAGCAGCCGGATGGCGGCGGCCGTTTCAAGCGCGAACCCTGGCCCCGACGTGGCGTGCCACAGCTGCGCGATTTCAGCAGCAGACAGCGCGCGGTCGCGTGCCTTGGCCGCGCCGGTGTCTTTGGGCACGGCCGTGACTGGGTTCATCTTGATGCCCCAGTCTTGGCGACGGTCGGATCTGTAGTCGTGCGCGGCCTTCATGCCGTAATTGAACGCGGCCGACATGTAGGACCTGAACCGGTCGGCATACACCGCAGCGCCGCGGCCGTACACGCGGGCGAGGAACGCGGCCACGTCTGACGCATCAACGTCGCCGGCCGGTCGATTCGGCCCCAAGAATTCGGCCACCTGGTTCAAGCTGTGGCGTACCTGCGCGGCGCTGGACTTACCATCGGCCACCATCCGGTCGCAGTAGGCATCGAACAGTCGCTGCACCGTTGGGCGTTCAGTGACGGCGACCACCACCCGCGGGCTTTTTCCGGATGCCAGCACGGCACGCACCTGCAAGGCATAGCAGTCACGCGCATCGCGCAACGACATGTCAGGGTATCGGCCCAGCGCTTTCTTGTAGCGTTTGCCGTCTGTTTTCCACTGGCCAAACCAGCTGGCGTTCACGCCGGCGCCAGTGCGTCGAATGATCAGCATGAGCGTGCCAGTGCCACGCCCAGCAGCGCCGTCGCGCAAGATGGTTTCACCTGTGCAAGCCTTAATGGCTGAATTGATCTGGCGGTCGTTGATCATGGTGCGGGTGTCCTAACGGGTGTCCTATTGCCAAAGTCATGCGCGCCTTGCGCAGCAACGGTTTAGCGTGGGACACAGGCAAAATGCAACAGAAAACAATGGTTTGAAATGGTTTTAAATGAACCGTCGTGATGTGCAGTGATGTGACATTTTGTGACTTTTAATCAGTAGGTCGTGGGTTCGACCCCCACAGCGCTCACCACCTAAACCACTGAAATCACACAGAAAAAAATGGCCCCGCGAAGGGGCCAAGTTTGTAAGGGTGCCCCAACGGGTGCCCTTTAGTCGGTGTTCACGCCTTTGCACCCAAAGTCCGTGCGCTTTCCCATTCCGTCACAGCTTGCGATGGATAGAGAACGCGACCGCCGATCTTGGTGTAGCGTGGGCCTTCGCCGGTGCTGCGCCAGTTCGCCAGTGTCCGAATGGTGATGGTCTGCTTGTAACGCGCAACCAGTTCGGATGGCGTCAGGTACTGCGTGGCCGGCATTTCAGTGACCCCTTTGTCAGAAAACATTTACACCCCCCGATGTCGCATTGCTTACGTATTCAGGCTGGCCGTGGCCATTGGACTGTTGGTCATTGTCCACAGATTGGTCTGATGAATTTAATGCAGCGATTGAAGACGGTGTGTCTACCGTTTGTGACTTGCGACCTTCGTCGAATGCGGCTGCCGAAGCCTTCAGCTGATCTTTGAAGTTATCGCCCAATGCTTTTTGGATATTGGCTGGCGTCTTGGTCCATGCTTTCTTCAGCGCTTCGACACCTTGCTCTGTCACGTTCAACAACAGACCGCGGTGGTGTTCGATGGCTGGGTCCACCTGTTCGGCGCCGTCCACCCACTTGCGCAGCTGCTGGCCTTCCTTGGCGCCGATGTAACCTTCACCACGGCCAAGCACCGACTGCAGTTCTGCTGGGCACTTCAGCACGTCCTGGCTGTAGCCCTGGTTGTGCATCATCAGGCTGACGGTGGCTTCGTAGCTGAAGTTCTTTTCCTGGATGGGCTGGATGCCGAGCTTGATGGGGTTTTTCGGATCGGTGAAGTCGACTTTTTCACGCGCACGGGTGCAGGCGATGATGTGCGCCGGCGACTGAAGCATGTGCGTCATAAAGCGCTTGTGCAGAGCCTTGGCACGTTTCCAGTCTGGGAAGCGCGTCTGGTTGGCGATCCATTCGCAGCCGCCTTCGCTTTCCCATTCGTGCGTCACGCTGTCGATGACGATGACTTCGGCGCCAGCACGGCACGCGGCGTCGATGGCTTCAATGTAGCGGTCGGGGCTGAACGGCGCGTAAAAGTCCAGTTTGTTGAACTGAGCTTTGCCAGGCAGGATGTCGGCATACAGCGAACCGCGGCGGTTTTCGGTGTCGATCAGCACCACCTTGCTGGCGTCTTTGCCGGCAAGGCCGAACGCCAACTGCAGCGCGGTGTAGGTTTTGCCGGAGCCGGATGGACCCGACAACTGGATCAAGAGGCGTGCGCCTTGGCGCTTCGCTGGGATGATTTCGAATGACATTTTGAGCTTTCAAGAATTAGGCCGGTTGGCCAGGTTTAGGACAGGGGAAATTTGTGGCGCCGGCTGCGATCACAAACCGGTCAGCGCCTTGGTGGCGGCGTTGCGGCATCTTTTCGAGCAGCTGGCGCGTGAGGTCGCGGGCTTGGTTCAGCGACACATTCGGCGGTGGACAGATCAGGACGCCCATGTAGGCATCCCAAACGCCGGCCACGTAACCAAGCGCAGCCATCTGTTCGAGGGCATCGCCTTTCATGCGTTGCAGCAGCATGTTGCCGTCGTAGAACTCTGCGTGCGCCGAGGTCGCGGACAGCATGGCCAAAGCCAGCACCAAGTGCTTCATGCAGCGGCCTGGCGTTTTGATTGGATGACTTCAAATGGCATAAAACTTCCTCAGTAAGTGATGCTGATGTGTGAAACTTTCCCTGCTGCGATCGCAAGGATTACGGCTTTGCCATGGTCATCAGAAAGACCAAGCGCGGTTAGGTCCTGAAGCGCTGCATTGTTCACCGCCTTTTTGTGCTTAAGGTTTTTTGCACGGCGTTCTGCCTCTGCTGCGGCTGCGCGTTCTTCCTCTTGTATCCGAGCGCGTTCCCTTGCAGTCGCTTCTTCGGCGGCGCGTTTCGCACGTTCTTCCGCGTCGACCTTTGCGAGTTCTGCGCGTTCCTGCGCCAATCTCGCATCAATGATCTGCTGTTCAGCAGCCTTACGCGCACGTTCTTCGGCTTCAGCAGCGATACGCCTGTCACGCTGTTCTTGTTCGAACTGTTCGCGTTCTTTGGTCTGAGCCAGCATGACGGTCAGAGCATCTATGGCAGAAGCCCAGACGCGCGTGGCTTCTTCAAAGCGATCATCGAACTGGTCGGGAAACGGGCGCAAGGAAGAAAATGCATTAAGCTGAGCCGCGATCACGCTGGATGGTTTTCCAAATACGAATGTGGGCGCTGCGACAAACGCAGCAATGTCGGCTGCAATCCGTTCTGCCCGCGCCTTGGCTGCGGCTTCCGCTTCCGCTTTTTCCTTGGCGATCCGTTCTTGTTCAGCTTCCCATGCGTCCAGCGGCGCGCGAACTTCGTCACGCAGAGCATCTAGGCGGTCACGAACATGCTTCCGCGTTTCATCAATTCTGCGTGGCAGCTCCTTCATTTCTGCCACCAAGTCTTTGCCGACCGCGTCAATATAGGTTTTGGTCTGTGCCACTTTAAAAGCCAGGCTGGCAATTTCCTTTCGTTCCTTTGCCGTACCGACATCAAACGCGAGTTGTGATCTGGCAATTTTCTCGATCTGGTCGATCATGCTATCAACCGCTTCTTGGCTTGTGAAAACAGACAGCGCCGTTGGGCGTTCAATTGTTACAAGTGAATTTTCGGACATAAGGGTCTTTCAGGTGGTTGGTTGGTTGTCGTTGGCGGCCTTCAGCGCCCATGCAGGCACACCCAGCGGCATCACGTCGGTGGTGTAACCTGGCCAACGGTCAGCGGCCGTGCAGTCAGCCAGGATGCGCAGCAGGCGGCGATATTCACGGCGGCCCATGTCCAGCATAGCTTCGTCCGCAAAGTAGAACGCGCAGGCGTACGGCGCCGACTTTTCAAATGCCGCAAACACGAACGCATCGGGTCGCTGGCCGGTGGCTTGTTCGATGCCGTCCACGTACCAGGCGGCCTGCACCCAGTAGCGGAAATTCCACGCCGACTTGGCAAAGCCTTCAGCGCTGGCGTCTTCAGTCGACTTCAGATCCACGATCAGTGGCAGGCCCAGCCAGTCAGGACGGCACTTGCACAGCAGGCCGGTTTCTTTGTCGGTCCAGTAGGCTGACAGTTCTGGCGTGCCGTTGGCGAATACTTTGCGCGCTGTCGGGTGTTCGCGCACTTGGCGGCTGATCGCCTGGCAGGTGGCGAAGTCGTCTGCGCTGATCAGATCCGCACCGGCCGCTTCGGCGTCAGCCACAAACTGTTCCCAGGTGGCCTTCCCGTCCTTGGTGCGGCGGTCGACCTGCGGCGCGACCATGTGGCGCTTGGTGAATTCGTCGGGTTCCAGCACCGCGGTGTGAATTGCCGTGCCCAGCTTCATCGCCGGCGTCGGTTCTTTGCGTTCGCGGTTCGGGTCGAGGTATTTGGACCAGTAGTGCAGCGGCGAACGCGCAAGCACATCGAGGCCAGATTTAGAGATACCAACGCCGCCGTGGTAGTCGTCGTTTGAGATCCCAGAATAGATGCCGGTTTTCATTTATTGCCAATCCTTTCAAAGTTCACGGAAAATCACCGTGGGTGCAGATTATTACCTGAAAAACAACCCAAAGATGCAGAACCGTGGATTATGATGCTATTCTGCAACAACTTTTAGCAATACTGAATCCAATGAAAAGCAATGACTACTACTGGAAAGTCTGTGAAATCGCGGTCACCTGCCGCGTGAAACCCAATGACATCCTGAGAGAAGCAGGGATCAGCAACACCACGCTGCACCGCTGGAAAACCGGCGCAGCACAGCCAACCACACGCACATGGGAACGCGTCATCGAGGCAGCCCAGCGCCTGAAAGAGCAGGCGCGCGCATGAACTTCATCACGTCAATGGCGTCGTCCGTCATCTTCGCGCTGCTGGTCGGCACATGGCTTCGCATCGTCTGGTTAGGCTTCACGATGTGGGGGCCGCTGTGAGCCTGCGCCCATACCAAACCGAAGCCATCGAGCAGCTGCGCAACGCCTACCGCGAAGGCTACCGCGCGCCGATCCTGTGCGCGCCCACCGGCAGCGGCAAGACACACACAGCGGCCACCATCATCCGGTCGGCCGTCAACCGTGGCCACACCGTCTGGTTCATGGCGCACTTGCGCGAGATCCTGACGGCCACCAGCGCCAAGCTGACCACCGAAGGCATCCCGCACAGCTTCATCATGGCGAACCGGCAGTGCGACCCATTCAGCCAGGTGCAGGTGGTGAGCGTGCAGACCGCAGCCCGTCGCCTTGGCATGCACCGCAAGCCGCACCTGATAGTGATCGACGAAGCCCACCTGGCCGTGGCCAGCACCTACCGCCAAGTGATCGAAGACTGCGGCAACCCGCTGCTGCTGCACCTGACAGCGACACCGGTACGACTGGACGGCCGCGGCATGCGCGAGGTGGCCGACACCATCGTGCAGACCTGCGGCACGCAAGATCTGATCGACATGGGCATGCTGGTGCCAATTCGCTACTTCGCGCCCAGCACGCCAGATCTGACAGGCGTGGCCACCATTGCCGGCGACTATGCGCAAGGCCAGCTGGCCACGGCGATGAACAAACCAAAGATCACCGGCAACGCGGTGGACCACTACCGCAAGCTTGCGCACGGCCGGCCGACGGTGGTGTTCTGCACATCGGTGAAGCACGCCAAAGACACGACGGCCATGTTCAACGGCGCCGGCTACCGAGCCGTGGCGATCAGCGGCAGCAGCGACCAGACAGACCGTGACGCCGCCCTGGTGGACCTGGCAGCCGGTCGCATCGACGTGGTGGTGAACTGCCAGCTGTGGGTGGCCGGCGTCGACTGCCCAGCGGTCAGCTGCATCATATTGCTGGCGCCCACCAAGTCCGTGACCAAGTACCTGCAAAGCGTCGGCCGCGGTCTGCGACTGCACCCAGGCAAGACCGACTGCATCGTGCTGGACCACGCTGGCAACGCGCTGAACCACGGACTGCCAACGGAGCCACGCGAATGGTCGCTGGATGGCGCAAAGAAACGCAGCAAGTCCGCCGACGCCGTCGAGGCGGTGCGCCAGTGTGAACGCTGCTACTTCGTGTTCAAGCCGCAGGCCGAGTGCCCGAACTGCGGCCACGTGCATGCGGCCAAGCCCAAGGTGGTCGCACAGACCGACGGTGAGCTGGCCGAGATCACAGCCATCAAGCGCGAGAAGCGCCAAGAGGTCGGCAAGGCACGCAGCATCGAGGATCTGAAGCGCATCGCAGAGGAACGCGGCTACAAAATCGGCTGGGTCTACCAGCAGCTGCGCATCAAGGGTTCGAGGATGCTGGGCCTATGACCTGCTATCCAAAGTGCAACCACATGCGCGTGCTGATGCACGACGGCCAAGAAACCTGCACCTGGTCGGACGACTGGCGCGAGGAATGCGAAGCCAGCGCCGTTCTGGCCATGCCGTTGGTGCAGCGCCGGCGATATTTGTGGGGCTACAACAACACCTACACAGGCAAATGGGTCAAAGGCATCAAAGAAATTCGCGGTGAGGCCGCATTGGCCAAATTGCAAAATAGAATCACAGCCCTGTGGAACGCACGACAGCTTGGAAAAGGGGTACGCCCAGCCGGCGGTGGCGCGTAACACCGGCTGCTGGTGACGGCGAAACTCCTTTCGCGTCGTGCGCCAGCTGACACCACGGAAAGACGTGGATTTTTATTCAATCAATCGAGGACCATTACATGGCAATCACGAAAAAATACGACATCGCAGTCAAAACCGGCAGCTACCAAGACGGCCAGGGCCAGACCAAAAACCGATACATGAACATCGGCGCGGTCATGCAAGGCGACAACGGCCCGTTCATCCTGCTGGACCCCATGGTCAACCTGGCAGCCGCACCACGCGAACCAGGCAAAGACCGTGTGATCTGTTCGTTGTTCGAACCACGCGCAGCTGACGGCCAAGCGCCAGCCGCAGCACCACGCCAGGCACCTGCACAGCGACCAGCGCCGCAGCCGCAGATGGATGATTCAGATATTCCTTTTTGAGAATCAGAAATGACTATCGAAGCATGGGCACCAATTCCGTCACAGCCAGGGCTGCTGGCGTCATCTGAAGGTCGCATCATGGTCGAGCCATACACCGCAAGTCTGCCCCAAGGCGGCGTGCGTGTGTATGGCGGTAAACCGACTGCAGGCCAATGGGATGGGTCGCGTTTCGTGTATGCGCGACGCGGATATAAAACACAGAAAGTTCACCGACTGGTTTGCGAGGCATTTAATGGTCCGCCGCAAGACGGGCAGGTCTGCATGCACTTGGATGAAAAGTCTGCAAACAACAGACCCGAAAACTTGGCTTGGGGAACGCAGAAAGAGAACCTAAACGCACCAGGGTTCATCGCATATTGCAAGTCGCGCACAGGCGATAACAGCCCATACAGAAAAGGGGCTGCGCTATGACGCAAGACATCGACACAACACTGGCCGAGCGTGGCGCCAGGTACGGCACATTCACCGGCCACGCAGAGATCGCGCAACGGCTGAAAGCCTTGCTGCATCACTACGAGGCTGTGCGTGGTTGCGACTTGGAGTACGACCAGCGCGAGGCGTTGGAAATGATCATGCACAAGGTCGCCCGCATCTTGAACGGCGACCCGAACTACGCAGACAGCTGGGTGGACATTGCCGGCTACGCCAAACTGGTGGCAGATCGACTGGAAGGCGTGGAGCGTTGAGCGAAGCCGCCATCCAGCAGCAGATCCGGCTTGCACTATCGCAGGCCGGTTCTGTCATGCACCGCAACAACGTCGGCGCCTACAAAGACCCAAAGACCGGACGGTTCATCCAGTACGGCGTGGGCAACCCAGGCGGCAGCGATCTGATCGGCTGGACGCCAGTGGTCATCACACCCGACATGGTGGGCCGCAAGGTGGCCGTGTTCACCGCCTGCGAAGTAAAGACGGCCAACGGCAGGCCGACAGAACACCAGGTCAATTTCATCGCGCAAGTATTGAAAGCCGGCGGAATGGCAGGAATTGCAAGATCACCTGGTGATGCCGTTGCGATTACGCAACAATTACGGGTTAATACTGATTAGAAACCCAAATTCTTTGGCATAATACGGTCCATGGGCAGCACGGTGCAGCCCAACAACGAGAGGACCGAACCATGATCAACAACACCACCCGCAAATACCCACGCACATTGCAGGAAGCCTACCCAAACACCGTTCACGCTGTCGAAGCCCGTCAGCGCTGGGAATGGATGGAAGGCCACCGATCAGACGCCGCTGCGCAGGCTGAATACTGGGTCCACATCACGCTGGCATTCGCTGCCGGTTTCTTGGTTTGCCACCTGTGGGGCTGAACATGCCAATCATGGACCCAAACCTGCGCGCTGACATCGACCACATCGTGGCCAAGCTGCTGCAACAAGAAACCAGCCACATGATCAACAAACTACACCTGGCGCGCATGCTGAAAGACGCAGCCTGCGCCGGCGTGCTGTCAGGCTTTACGGCCGGCACCAAGGCCGAGCGAAAGCGTCACCAACAACAAACTGAAAGCACGCAATGAAATCACGCACCGAACAATTCTTTGATCACGATATGCGTGTGCTTCGCGTCATTGATCTTGGATCACTGATAGCCACAGACGCATTTGAAGGCCGCCATTTACCTGAAGACTTCGATTACTTCGAAGTACGCGATCATATTCATAAGAGCGTCGAGAAGATCGCAGGCGTCATTGAGCGCCACGAAGACGAGCCAGAAACAGTCGGTGAAGTGCTTTTCACCAACGGCTTCACTGGGCTTTTAGTGCAGGTCGCAACGCCTGTCCGCACGTTCTACGGTGATGGAAATGGCTGCCGTTATAGCTGGGGCCACTATTACACAGAATTCGTGTACGCGAAAACCTACGACGACGCGCTGAAATTAGGATTCGAATGGGCGCAAAGCCGCAGAGAACACGACAAAGCAAAACTAACGGCGGCAGTATGACCAACGCATTCGACATCAAAAACCCGATCTTCAAGATCGACACCAAAGCACTGGACCGCGATGCCATCAACGCACGCAGACAGTCTGGCGTAGTCAACAAGAAACGCAAAGAC